CCTCCACAGGCCACATCTCAGGAACAATCACAACAAAAGGCACTAAGAATGCCACAGTTATCGCGCAAAAAGGTGGCAGTTCATATTCCTCGCAACTTCAATTCGTCATAGCCGCCGCCGCGCCAAAAATCCTCGAGTCCGCATCAGTAGGGTTTAAATACGGGATTCAAAACACCGTTCATCTCCGAAATGTGTTATTCGACCCCTTTCAGGTCTACAGCGCACACACATCTTTTTCTGTCACAGATCTGCCAGAATGGGTGTCTTTTAATTCAAGCGGCGCATTTACCGGATCGCCCCCCCCCGCTCGCGGCACCTCGGTTGCATCTTTGTTAGTTACCGGGCCAACAGGGTCCGATTCTGCTCCGCTGTCAATTGTCGTAGGCTTTGGCCCCCCGGCAATTTTGCCGGGTCAGGTTTTCACCGGAAAATATGGTGAACCCTTCTTGGAATTTTTGGTTTTGATCGATCCAGCCGACCGCCCGGCTCTAGGTTTTGCAGTTGGCGCCCAAAAACTCCCCGCTGGGTTATCCATAAACACACTCATCGGCCGCATCTCTGGCACGCCCACAAGTTATGGCAATTCGTATGCTTTGATTTTTCCTGAAGGCGGCACGACCGGAGATGGAGGTTTCGAGCAGGTCTTTTTTGAGATTTCCGCAGGGACGCCAATTATCACCGCAGGCCAGACCGGATCGGGTAAAGTTGGAACGGCGTTCAGTAAAACATTTACACTCACCGATTCAACAAACCGCCCTGTGACTTCATGGAGTGCCACCGGATTACCAAGTTGGGCTTCTATCAATCCCACAACCGGCCAGATCACCGGCACTCCGCAAGACAGCGGCAGCACGACGATTACACTCACAGCGACAGGACCGGGCGGCTCAAGCTCCGAGACGGCGACGATCTCGATCGCCATTGGGGCACCTATCATTACCAACGGGCAGACATTTACCGGCAAGGTCGGCGATATGTTTTTCCAAGCTCTGTCCTTGGATGACGCCTCGGATCGCCCCGCTACTTCATGGAGCGCCACCAACTTCCCCGCAGGGCTGTCGATCAACGACTCAGGAGAGATCTTCGGCACGCCGTCCGCTGCGGGCTTATTCAGCTCGAGCATTACAGCCACAGGCTCAGGCGGGACAAGTGAGGCGACGAGTGTAGGTTTTACCATCGCCGGAGGCGCTCCGATCATTACCCCCGGCCAGACAGCCTCCGGCAAGGTTGGCACGGCTTTCAGCAAGACTTTCACTCTGGCTGACTCTGCCAACCGCCCTGCGACTTCATGGAGTGCCACCGGATTACCAAGTTGGGCTTCTATCAATCCCACAACCGGCCAGATCACCGGCACTCCGCAAGATGTAGAGACCGCAACGATCACGCTCACAGCGACAGGCCCAGGCGGCTCTGACACGGAGGCCGCCACGATCTCGATAGCCATCGGCGCTCCTCTCATCACCGCCGGGCAGACACTTAGCGGCAAAGTCGGCGACCCCCTCTCTGCCACTCTTGCCATCGAAGACGCCCTCGACCGCCCTGCTATTTCGTGGACGGCCACAGGATTGCCCACAGGCATATCTATCAATTCGTCCACGGGGGTGATCAGCGGCACACCTAGCGGCATTGGTTCCTCCACGGCCACCATCACCGCATCGAATGGCGCAGGCAATAGCGCCCCGACCAGCGTCAGCGTCACGATCTCCGCAGGTGCCCCGATTATTACGGCGGGGCAAACTATAAACGGCCAAGTCGGATCGGCCATTTCTTCCTCAGTCGGCCTTACCGACAGCACAAACCGCCCTGCGACTTCTTACCTTTTTGCCGGATTGCCAAGTTGGGCCGGAACAAACTCCTCCACCGGCCTCATAACTGGCACGCCGACAGCCATAGGCACAACGACGATTTCAGTCACTGCCACAGGTCCAGGCGGCACAAGTCAGGCGACGAATATCTCCCTTGTCATTTCTGCCAGCGGTGGTGGTGGCGGTGGAGGCGGAGGGGGAGGAACTACCACTCGATTTATGCTCGCTCCAAACCAACAATTTACCGCCTCGCTCGGCGTGCCATTCAATGAAACGCCTGTCCTCCTGCAAGGCACCGTCGCCACATGGTATGCCAGTGGCCTGCCCGGCTGGGCAACAATCAACCCCGCTACCGGTGCGATCACCGGCACGCCAACATTCAGCGGCATTACCGCTTTCAATCTCAGCGCAATCGATTCAGAGAATAACTACTCAAGCGCCCAGGCCACTCTCGCCGTCACGGCATGGAATGTCCGTGAGATTTTCGTGGATGTCCGAGAAAGGAAAATCCTTTCGGTCGCAAACAGCCGCTATCCACTCTCCAAGATCACCCTCAAGCGCGACGACAAGATCCCATTCCGCATCATCTTCGTGGACGAAGAGACGCCGTTCAGCATCCCTCAATCCTTTTCGGTCTCCGTGGGCTTGAAGAAAAACTTCAACGACGAGGAATATCTCGCATTCTCGCCAGACATCTCCGGAACGCTGGACCTTTCGAGCGAGCCCATCCAGGAGCTTTTCCTCGGCGGCGCGGAATCTTCCACAGGATTTTTCGAGGTGAAATGGGAGGATGGCGCGAGCGCTTTCCGCACCGTGAAGCTCCCCGCTGAAATCCAGAACTCCGTGATCCGTGGCAACGACTACACGGCCGCCGCCTACCTCGGAGCGGACGCCGTGACTACGGCCGCCAGCACCTCCGCACAGGTTCGCGCCATCGGAGCCCCGATTTTCGGCCCGGCAAAAGGAAACAGCTACACGATCGACATTTCACCCGGCGACAAGCGCATCAGCATCGCCTACCCATCGGCGCTCGGCGACCTCGCCAGCGTGCGCTACAACCAATTCAACAACTCCGAGGTGCTCGACACCTTTACGAAAACCTCGGTTCAGGTTTCGACCTCCGGGAACACGGCCTCGCTGTATTTCGTCTACACCTACACGGCTTCGATCCCCTTCGAGGATTTCGCCACCTACACGGTCACACTCTGATGCCTGCAACCCCGCTATCCATTCCGAAAGGCTTCCGCCGCCTCAACGATTTCGCGCTCGATCCGAGCTGCATTTTCGCGAGCAAGTCAGCTCTGGATCAATACGCCTCTACCAACCCCACCGCGTATCCTGGCCAGACCTGCGCCGTCGTGCTTGGCGAATCCGCTGATTTGTATGTGCTAAATGCCCAGAAGCTCCCCGTGGTCGCCTCCGGCTCCGGTGGCGGAAGCAAACTCGCCGAATACCTCGAAGCCCGCCAAATCGTCCTGACCGGCGAGCAGGCCGAGGAATCCACGCTTACGCTCCGCGAGCCGCTAACCGATCCGCTCTATCACCGCCCGACCCAATCCAGCCTCCCAGGCCAGCGCGGCTGGATCAGTGATGTCACGAATGTCTCGCTCATCAATGGCATCACCGCCGAAGCCCTGACCAGCGGCGAGGATTTCGTTTTTTTCCCGGATCGCCAGTGCTTTTATTTTACGAACCCAGAAACCGAAGGCGCGATCAGCATCGTCGGCAGCGCCTCGCGGAATTTCATCGATTTCGGAGTCAGCATGACCAAGCAGGTGGCGGCCTCCTCGAGCGTGCAGACCACGATCCCGATCGACTCGCCCGATTTTGAAATCCTCACCTGCTCGGTCGTGAGCCCCGACAAAGGCACCGAGCAGATTCCTGATTTCTATTTCGATAAACCCACCGCCACGATTCTTTTCAAAAGCGACATCACTTCCCCGGAAGTCGTGGCATATTTCGCAACCTCCTTGGGAGAAGTGAAAATGCGTGGCATGTCACTTACCGCAGGGAACGAGCTCGCGATCTCAAAAGACATCTGGCCCAGCATCACTGGCGTGTCCGTGGATGGCGTGGCGCTTGCCCCGGCCGACTACTCATTTTCCAACAACCAAATCCTCCTCGCCACCCCGGTCACAAATAGCCTCGTCACTATCTTTGGCCCGCAGACTGAATACAGCGCCAAACTTACCGGCGCCACAGTCAACCTGCCGAGCACCCTCCTCCGCGCCACCCGCGTCGAGTGCGTGCCGCCGATCACCATCAACACGCAAGAGTGGGAGCCAGGCGGTATGTTCTACCCGTTTTTTATTCTCGAAAAAATCGAAGGTTCTCCTTCAGACATCCTGCATCTCGGCAGCACTTGGCCCACCGGCCAGGCCGATGGCACTTTTACGATCACCGCCGCATTCCGCCCAACCCCAGACATCGAGGACACCTACACCTACGCTTTCAGCTACTGGCCAGGGAACGCCATCGAGCTGCCCGCCAAGCTAGATAATGTCCACACGATGCAGGCTCCGAACACCGCGAGCCTCGTCGTTTTTGATTCCGACACGCAGACCCTGCTTTTCACAAAAGAACGAATCGGCGCCCTTCAATACACCGCCACGCACCGCGCTTATGAAGGGCTCGCGCTCGGTGGCGAAACACTCGAAATCGTCGAGGAAATCCCAGGCATCTACGCCACCACATGCGGCACCGGCCACTACATCTCCACGCTCCGCACCTTCACCCCTCCGCTCGATTGGTATGATTGGTGGGTTGAACAATGGAATCGCAAGCTCGTGCAGATCGTCGACTCGCAAAACATCGTCATCTACCAGGATGAAAGCCCGAACGCGTTCGCCAAATCCCGCCCAGGCTACACCGCGCTCGAGCTCAAGCCGCTTACCCTCAAACTCCCGCTCGCCGCGCTCTACCCCACCGCCCGGCGCAACGACGACACATTTTTCCAAGAAGCCTTCCAACCCGACTTCCTTGGAACCACCTTTTCATCCTCCACCTTCCCCGAACTCGATGACACTCAGCGCTACGCCGCCGACGCCATCGCGGCCGGGAAAACCATCACCCTATCCAGCAACACCTCGGCGCCCGTTCGCGGCGTCCAAGGCGCGAACTTCACCGGCCCCAAGCCAACCTTCTACGCCGGGCAGACCGTTCCCTACATTGCCCTCGCCACCTACAAATGGTTCGTCGTGAAATGCACGGCCACCTCTGGCAACACGGCTTTGACATCCGGCCAAAACTACCTGCTCTGCGTCAATAATGTCCACCTCGACTCCAAAGCCATCATGGTCAACATAACCAACGAAGGATTCAATGTCGCTGCCGACCTCTACCCAATAAGGAGGGCAAACTAATGCCCGGAGGCGGCGGCGGTGGAGGGGGCGGCGGCGGCGGCGGTGGCGGCGGTGGAGGGGGCGGCGGCGGCGGCGGTGGCGGGAACACCTGCATGTGTGTCCCGCGCCCCCCTTATGGGGCAGGAAATTATTTCTTAACAGGTAGCGCCGGTGGCGCGCTTATTTGGTCACTTGGAACGCCAAGCGTCCTCCCCGACAAACCTGTCGGCGGCAAGCATGTGCTCGGCCTTGATAACGGCACCCTTGTCTGGCTGCCAACAGAGGAATGCTAAAAATGAAACCTGAGACCGGAAACCTGAGACCGGAAAACTGCCCCGCCTTTCAAGTTTCAGGTTTCACATTTCACCCTTTTCTCCCATGACCCTCGGCCGCACATCCACCGGAGCCATCAAAATCAAAACCGACGGCGGCCTTCGCGCTGTGAATTGCGCGTGTTGTGGTGGCCCACAAGAGTTGCAACCGTGCCGCGATTGCGCGATATTTCTTGGAAATTTCACATTCTCTCTTACTGGGGATCAAGTAGAGATTACTGAAGAGTTTCAATATCCACCGATTATTTGCCCATCGGATAATTGTAATCTTGTTCCATTTCCAAACATTCCGCCGCGCATTTGCTCTGATTCTTGGGATGCATTCGGCCCTGGTTCAGTTGGAAACGTTTTGTATGGAATAAACATCCAAAGGGCATCAACAAACGGCGAGTTAAGCGGGTGTTGTTGGCAACTTACTCTTTCTGTCTCAGGATTTTTTGATTTTGAGTTTATGGGGTTACCTGATATTTGCGGCGTAAACGGGTCTGATACTGTTAATATAACCAGTTTAAATCCGGCAGGCTCTTATCCATTTATAATCTCAGCGCCATGCGTTCCTCCATTTATGGGGCCACCGACTGATTTTAATTTTACCGTTACCGTGTCGTGAGCTACGAAGAATTTTTATCAAAAATGCCAGAAGACTTGCGAGAGAAACACGCGCAAATGCGCTCCGCTTTAAATGCAGGCCACCGCTTCGCTCTCTCCGGCTTCGCCATCACCCCGCCCGAAGCCCTGGCCACACGCGAAGCCACCTGCCGCGCCTGCCCTGAGTGGGACGCGCAGGCACTCAACGCCACCGGCCGCTGCCGCAAGTGCGGATGCAGCACATGGGCAAAGCTCCGCATGGCGACCGAGCGATGCCCTCTCGGCAAGTGGGAAGCCGTCTCCGAGCCGCTCCAGTAAACGCTCGGAAGCGTTCCCGATTTGACAGTCCGCCGCTCCTCGAGCGGCATGAAACTTTTCCTAGATTCAAAAAACCGGCGGTTCGTTAAGTCCGCCGCGTCGAATGTCGCGCTCCAGACGCTCGTGCTCAAACGCCGCGACCAGGTGCCGATCGAGGTCGTCTTCGTGGAGAACGGCGTGGCCGTCTCGCCCGTCGCAGGGACCACAACCACCGTCGCCCTCAAGTCCTCCTTCTCCGACTCTAACTTTCTCGCTCTGGCGGCCCCCGGCCAAACCATCCTCGATTTAAATACATTGCCGGTCGAGGCCGCTTTCTCTCTCGATCCTGCCAGCGTCAGCGCCTATCTCGAAATCCGATGGTCAGCACCGAGCCAAGCTCTACGCACCGCCACCCTGCAAGTCGAAGTTCAAAACTCCGTCATCCTCGGTGACGAAGCCACCCCCGCCGCACTCCCTGACGGCAAAGCCACCCAAGCCGAAGCCACCGCAGGCACCGATAACACAAAATGGATGACGCCCCTGCGCACCGCGCAGGCCATCGCGCAGCTCGCCCCGCCGCCGACCTGGGACAGCGTCCTTAACAAGCCCGCCACCTTCCCTCCCTCGGCCCACACGCACACCGCCAGCCAGATCACCGACTTTGCCTCCGCCGTCGTCGCCGTCTCCCCGCCCGTCGATTGGTCATCGCTCACCGGCAAGCCAACGACCTTCGCACCTTCCGCCCACACGCACCTCAAGAGCGAGATCACCGGCCTCGATGCCGACCTCGCCGCCCTCACTGCATCAGATACAGCCCTTGGCCAGAGAATCGACTACCTCGCCGCGAACCTCGATCCGGCAGCGCTCGACTCCATCGCCGAAGCCGCCGCCAGCATCGGATCGCTCCAGACGCAGATCGACGGCAAAGCCACCGCCGCGCAAGGCGCTCTCGCCGACACCGCCCTCCAGCCTGAGCCTGTCACCTATCGCGGAGCCTACAACAACGGGCTCGATTACACTTACAACGATGTCGTCACCTACACTGACGGCCTCCTCTACATTCGCGTCAGCAACCCGAACAACCCCGGTTATCCCCCCGGTCACTTTTCCTGGGCGCTCTTCCGCCCTGAGATTGGTTCGCCTGCTTATGACCTCTGGGTTTCCGCCGAGTTCGCCAGCAAAGCCGACACGGTCCACACCCACGCCGCCGCCGACATCACCGGCCTTTCGAGCTACATCATTTCCAGCGCACCCGGCCTGCAAATCAACACCACGGTCCGCATCGGCGACGGCGCCACGACCACCTTCCCGATCGACGGCCTAGTCAGCAGCGATCCCGAGCATGTCCTCGTGGCCTTGAACGGTGTGACCCAGACCCCAGTCACCGACTACCTCGTTTCGGAAGCCAGCGGCACGATCACATTCGACGAGCCGCCCGCCGCCGGAATGCAGATCAGTTGCACCGCCCTCGGCCTCCGCACCGTCCAGCCGCCCATTGACCCCACGCTCTACCTCTACGCATTCGACATCAGCGCCAACGGCCTCACCACCTACAGCGGCCGCCTCCTCAACGCCAACCGCCCCGCCGCGCCAGCACTCCCCGAGACCGCCACCACCTGGACCGTCAAGCGATCCACCCTCAACGCCGCCGGCCAAATCCTCGCCACCGCCTCCGCCGTCGGCTCGTGGGCTAACCGCACAACGCTCTCCTACACATGACGACGATCAGCGAATCCAACATCCGGCAGACGCTCGATCTCTCATCGTTCGACCTCACGCTCCCCGCCGTCATCGTCGAATACCCGAGCCGCTCCGCGTTCCCATCAAGCGGGAAACCCGACCGCCTCTACATGGCCCTCGACGAAGGCATGCCCTACCGCTGGAGCACCACCGCGAGCGCCTACGCACTCATGATTCCCGTCATCGATGCCGGCACTTTTTGACAATCACCCACCCACGAACAGCCAACCAACCACCACCACTAATTAGCCATGCCTAATCCCATCATCAAAATCAAACGCGGTTCCGGCACGCCGGTCTCGCTTCAAGTCGGGGAAGTAGCCTTCGACTCCACAAACAAGTCATTTTTCATCGGCACAGCCGAAGGCGTCCTGCCAATCGGCGGCGAGCACATCTTCGCAAAGAAGACCTTCGTCAGTGACGCCGTAGCCGCTGAAGCAGCGCTTCGCAGCTCAGGCGACTCGACACTCACCAGCAACCTCTCGAGCGAAATCACACGCGCCACCGCCGCTGAGGGCGTCATTGCCGCAAACCTCGCTCAAGAGATCATCGACCGCGCAGCCGCGATCAGCTCAGAAGCTTCCGCTCGTAGCTCGGCAGACACGACCCTCGACGGCAAGATCACCGTCGAGAAAGGCCGAATCGATGCGATCCTCAGCGCCGCTGATGCCGACAAAGACAGCTTCGCCGAGATCGTCAGCTTGATCAATTCGGTCGACACGACCAACGACACAGCCTTCGCAGGTTATGTAACCTCGAACAACGCCGCCCTCGCTTCCGAAGTGACGAGCCGCACCAGTGCCGACACCGCCCTCGGTGGCCGCATCGACACCGTCGAGTCCGCCGCGACAGCCCTCGCCACCCGCGTCACCGCAGCCGAGGCAGACATCAACACCGAAGAGTCCGCCCGCGCAGCCGCCGACACGACCCTTCAGTCGAACATCACCGCCGAGGCGACAACCCGCGCCAGCGCTGACACAACGCTTCAAAGCAACATCACCGCTGAAGCGACAACCCGCGCCAGCGCTGACACCAGCTTGCAGAGCAACATCACTAGCGAGGCAACCGCCCGCGCCAGTGCAGACGACGCGCTCGACGCTCGCCTAGACAGCCTCGAGGCCAGCATCGACGGCGGCACCTACTAACCCGCAACCACTCCCCGGCGGGGCGGCCAATGCCGCCTCGCCAAGCGGGGGGAGTTTAAAAAATCCGCTGAATAAAAAAGGCCAATGCCAAATCCAATCATCAAGCCCAAATCCTCGACCGTAGCGTCGAAAGTGCCTGCCTCTTCAGACCTGGCACTCGGCGAGATTTGCGTGAACCACGCCGACCGCCGACTCTATTCGCGCAATCCCAGCACGGGAGAGGTTTATAAATTGGCCGGCACCAAAGACGCTCCCGACCGCGTCTGGGCCTTCGACATCTCCGCCGACGGCACCACGACCTACCTCGGCTTCCTACTTTACTCGGACTTCCCCAACACCGGCAGCGTCTACGACAGCGCAGCCTGGGAAATCTCCCGCACCATTTTCAACTCAGCAGGCACCACCAGCACCGAATCCAGCGCCACCGGCGCGTGGTCGAACAAAACCTCCCTCCAATTTTCTTAAACCTCAAATCCAACACCACCATGATCGCAACCAATCCCATCACCATCGACGGCAAAACCTACCCGAAACTCTCTCTCAGTCTGGCCATATCGGGCCGGTATCTGGGCGACGGCTCTTCAGACGCCAATGTCGCCATGCGTCTCGTCCCGACCCGCATTGAGAATGGCGAGGTCATCGCCGCAGACGAAGCCGCAATCGGCATCGCGCTTGGTTCACTCACAGGTGCAGACGAAGCCACTCAGCAAGCGGTGAGCGCGATCCAAGCCGCTCTCCAATCCTACATACAAGCGAAAGGACTCTAAGCCATGCCAACCTACTACGCCCGCAAGGCAGGAAACATCAACGCCGTCGATGTGTGGGCAACCGCGCCCGGCGGCACGGCATCAGCGGTCACATTCGCCAGTGGCGATGTCCTCGTCTCAAACTCCTTTGCCATCGCCATCAATGTCTCGACCGACCTCGGAGGCTCTGGCCAACTGCGTAACGACACTCTCGGTGGTGCCACAGCAGGCGGCACATTTACACTCGCCGCCGGGTTGACTCTGACCGCTAACATTTTGCAAAATAATGTAACTGGCGGGGCGACGGTTGTAAACTGCACATTTAGCGCACCACTTTCAGCCTCGATTGTGGGCAATGTGACCTCGCCATTTAATACGAGTGGCAGCAACCGACCGGTAAGCCTTACGGGAAGTGGCACACTGAATTTTACCGGCAACGCTACGGGGGATATGAAATCTTCAAGCTTAGGCGGTGCGATTGGCAATGTAGGGGGTGGAACAATCAATTTTGTCGGGACGGCTACTGGAGGGGGCGGAACTTTAGGCTATGCACTTGAAAATGCCTCAAGCGGCACGATCAACATCACGGGCAACTGCCTAGGAGCAGTCGCTCCTGCTGTAGGAAACGTTTCCACCGGCACGATCAACATCACGGGCCAAGCCATCGGCTCGACGACCACAGGAGGAGGCGCTGGAGTGGCTAATACAAGCACGGGTGCAGTGTTTGCAACCCGCGCAGTTGGCGGCTCTTTTGGCCCTGGATCGTCCAGCGTCACCGCCGCTCCGGGCATTGCAAATTCCTCGACTGGCATTGTGGAAATCGAACAGCTCCAATACGGCACATTAGGCATGTCGCCCACCAGCGGCGGAGGCATCCGCCTCAAAAAGCTCGGCAGCAATGTCGCCGTCTTCAACTACTGCGACACCGCAGGCGCAAAGACACTCATCGACGCAACGCAAAACGCAGCCATGCCAGCCGCCAGCAATGTCCGCAGCGGCGTGAGCTACGCATCGGGAGCACTAACAGGCTCATGCGCAGTCCCAGCCGCAGGTTCGGTGGCTCTGGGCGTCCCCGTCGATGCAACCACAGGCACAGCAGTCCTCACGCCCGAAGCCGTGTGGGGCCACGCCAGCCGCACAATCACCGGCGGGCTTGTGGATACTGCCACAACGCTCACCAACTCGCCCGATGTGCCAACGGAGGCAGAAATCGCCAGCGCCGTGCGAACGGAGCTTGATTCCAACTCGACCAAACTCGCCAACCTCGACGCAACGATCTCGAGCCGCTCGACCCTCACGACCGGCGACCTCCCGAGCGTGCCTAGTGCCGCCTCGGTGGCCTCCGCCGTGCGCACCGAACTGACCGAGCTTTCCAATCTCGACGCCTCCGTGTCGAGCAGGCTCGCCGGTTCGGCCTACACCGCGCCAAGCACGCCCCCGACAGCCGCCGCTGTGGCTTCAGCCGTTCGCACAGAGCTGACCGAACTCAGCAATCTCGACGCCTCCGTTTCGAGCCGACTGGCTTCGGCGTCTTACACCGCGCCAGCCAATTCAGACATCTCCGCGATTAAGAGCAAAACCGACAACCTCCCGGCTTCGCCCGCGGCGGTATCCGACATCCCGACCACCGCGCAAATCTCCGCAGCCGTGGAAGGTTCGCTCCTCAACGAATCCGATGGACAGCAAATCCTCAACGCCATCGTGGGCGCAATCGGGAACACCAACCTCAGCGAAGTCTCGCTTGTCGCAGCCATCCGCAGCGACCTCGAGCGCACCGGAGGCAAGATCGACAGCATCCCCACCGATTCCGCTCCGAGCGCGGCCTCTGTGGCAACAGCCGTCTGGTCCGCAAGCACCAAGGAAATCACCGGCGGCACGGTCACAACATTGACCAACTCGCCCGATGTCCCGACCGAAGCCGAAATCGCCAGCCAAGTCCGCACCGAGCTTTCGCTCGAACTCGGCCGCATCGATGCCGCTATCAGCTCCCGCCTCGCGCCATCCGGCACCTTGGCGACCGTCACGACCCTAACTAATGCGCCGACCGTTCCAACAGCCGCCGCCATCGCCGACGAGGTGCGCGTGGAACTCGCCACCGAACTGGCTCGCCTCGACGCACCGGTCAGCGGTGCGACAGCCCCAAGCGCTGCCACCGTGGCCACGGCAGTCCGCTCCGAGCTCGCCACCGAGTTGGCCCGAGTCGACCAAGCCGTGAGCAGCCGCCTCGCAGGCAGCGCCTACACCGCGCCAGCCAACAGCGATGTAGCCGCGATCAAAGCGAAGACCGATGCGCTCAACACCGAGCGCCTCGCCAATGTGGCGACAACCGCCATCGTCGGAAATCTCCTTGCCCAGGCGAACAGCTAATGACCGAGGAACTCCTCAACCTCACGACTCACGCCAGCGGTCAATCCGACCGCTGGCTGTTCGTGGCGCTCCTCATCATTGGCCTCGCAGCGATCGGCGTCTTGTTCCGATATTTCACCGGCCGCTTGGACTCGCTCCAAGACCGCATGGACACCCAGACCGCCGAGTTTGTGGCTCACCTCAAAACCGCCAACCAAGAAATGCTCTCAGTCATCGCCAGCGCAAAAGCCGTAATCGAGCGCGTCGAGCGCAAGCTGGAAAAGCCCTGAGCCTTTGACACCCAGCCGCGAAGCAATGAAAGCAATCCTCTTTGTCCTCGATCGTCTCAGCGAAAACAGCACCTGGCGCGGTTTGATTTTGGTCGCAGTCGCTCTCGGCGTGAAGCTCGAGCCAGAGATGCAAAACCAGATCATCGCCGCCGGGCTCGGCCTCGTCGGCACGATCAACATTTTCCGCAAAGGAAAATGAACCCAAAACAAGTCGCCGCGACCGCAGTCATGCTCGCGTGGGTTTTTCTGGCGATTAGTTTTCTGAGTGGATGCGTAGCCGTCCCCATGCCTCCCTTCGGCGACCGGATCGGCGAGGCTGGCACGCTCCACATCCGCGCCACGGTCCGCTTCGAGCCACGCCTGACCGACAGCGAAGCTGCCAACCACGACCTCTGGAACGCCCTCAGCGAGTTCCAAAAAACCCTGCCTGCTCTGAAGGACAAATGATCAGCCTCCTCGCCCGCTTCTTCATGCTGCCACGCCCGGCGCAATCCCCCGCGCCCGCGCCGAAGCCCGCGAAGCCAGCATCAAAGCCCGCCAAAACCTCCGGCCTCCTCAAGCCCGAGCCGAAATACTACCAGCAAACCAACAAGCGCACCCCCAACATCAGCGCCGGCCGCGTGATCAAGCCCACCCATGTGATCTTGCACCACACGAGCGGAGCCTACGCCGGATCCGTCTCCTGGTGCTGCGATCCGGTCAGCAAAGTCTCCTACCACTGCATCATCGCCATAAACGGCAAACGCACCGCCCTCGCCCTGCCGAGCCAACGCACCTGGCACGCCGGAGTCTCAAGCTGGCAAGGCCGCAAAGACGCCAACTCGTGGAGCATCGGCATGGCCTGGGAAGGCGACACCTACCAAACGCCCTTGAGCGAAGACGCCCTCCTCAGCGCCGTCGAATATCTCCTCCCCATTCTCCGCGAAAACAACATCCCCCTCGCCAACATCCTCCGCCACGCCGACATCGCCCCCGGCCGCAAAGACGACTGCTCCCCCGCCGCCCACGCCGCGCTTTTAGCGGCCCTCAACCGGGTCATCTAATGGCAAAAAAAACCGCCCCGCCCAAAGACCGCGAGGCCGTCATGATGCAAGCGCGTTCGTTACTCGCCGAGCATTTCGCCCACGGCATCTGCGTCGTGTCTTGGGAGGACGAAGGCACCACCTACAACATGGATTTCAAATTTGGCAATGACTACGCCGCCAAAGCCCTCGCCCGCGAAGCCGAAGAACTTCTCTGGCCCTACGAGGAAGAAGAAGAAGAAGACGAAGAGGAAGAAGCATGAAGGCCACGCTTGAGTTCACCCTGCCCGAAGAACGCTGCGAGCACATCTGCGCCGTCAAAGGCATGGACACGATTTTAATAATCGACGACCTGCTTCAAGAAATCCGGGCCTTCCTTAAACACGGCAGCGGCGAGTTTCGGCAATGGCGAGACGACGAAGGCCGCGACTGCCAAGCCTGCCCGGACACCCTCGAAAAAATCCGCAGCTACATCTGGGAACTTCGCAAAGACAACGAAATCCCCGACCTCCCATGACACCAATCAAAAAATGGAAAAAGTGGATGGCTGTCGGATGCTCACACGGCGAACTCATCTGCCCCGAAAGCCGCCGCGCCGTCTTGTCGTTTGTTAAGAAATTTCGTCCAGACTTCCGTGCGCATCTGGGCGATTTTATAGACTTGGCGGCCATGCGCGGAGGCGTCGCGTCCGATGTGGACAGCAAAGACCGCGCACGCAACATCGCCCAAGATGTCAGCGAAGGCATTTCGTTCCTCTATGAATTTTCTCCGAATGTCATAATGCTCGGAAACCACGAGGCCCGCTTGAACCGCATGGCGGAATCCCCCAACGCCGTCCACGCCCACGCCGCGCAGACCGTTCTCAACGAACTCGGAGACTGCGCCAAAAAGCTCAAGGCGAAAATCTACCCCTACCACAACACCAAAGGCGTCCACCGGCTGGGAGACCTCGCCATGGTCCACGGCTTTAGCTGCAATGTCAGCGCCATCCGCGACCACGCCGAGACCTACGGCAAAGTCATCATGGCCCACCTCCACCGCGTCGGTATCGAGCGCGGTCGCCGCGTCGATTCTCCCACCGGCTACTGCCTCGGAGCCATCTGCAATTTGGATATGGAATATAGCTCGTCACGCCGCGCGTCCCTCGCCCATAGCAACGGATTCGCGTGGGGCTACTTCACCGACAACTCAACAACCGTCAACCTGTGCGAAAGACAAAAAAACCAACCGTGGCTTCTGCCGTAGAAAAAGCCTGGGGCGCCTTCTTTCAGTCGACGGCCGCATGCGACCCCTCCGAACTGAAAAAGGAAGGCTGGATGACCAACATGGAAATTTCCGAGCTATCAAAGCTGAAAGGCGAAGCCGGTCGCCAGCTCGCCGATAAAGGCGTCCGCTCTGGTATCCTCGAAAAGAAAGTCGCCAAAATTTTGGTCAATGGCCGTCGAGCCAATGTGAACTTCTACCGGCCCATTTGATAGAACAGGGCAACACCGGGCAACGCTCCCGCAAGTCATTGAAAAACAAAGCCAAAAAACCGACTTAAAATCCGTTTTCGCGAAAGCGGAGTGCGGGTTCGAGTCCCGCCGCCGGCAGAGCGACTTGTGACGATTTGGGCTAGGTTTTAAGCGGGTTGGCGGGTGGTTGGCTTTCAGAAACTACAGGCGGCTATTGGCGGCTAGTGGAAGAAAATAGTTGCGATTTCGGGCAACACGGGCAACAAGTGGGCAACAGCATGAGCGCCTATCTTGTCACTCCCTACCCGCAGCGGCCTTCGACGCCTTGGAAGTTGACGATTCCGCAGAAAATTTTTGGCAAGAGGATCCGCCGTTTTTACCGGACCGAAGCCGAGGCTTGGGCGGCGGGGCCGGGGTTGCTGGAGAAACTTCAGAAAGGTGGGACCGATTCGCTTTCGGAGGAGCAGGCGAGCGGCATGTCGATGAAGTCGGCGATTCGGGATTACATCGCCTCCAAGGCGGGCAGTTCGGAGCGGCACAGGGACAAACTGGAAAAGATTTGCGGGGAGCTTTTGGATGCGTTCCCTGGCGCGGTGGCGGCGGTTACTCCGATGCAGGCGGCTCGGGTTTTTGCCAAGGTTCAAGGCGCGCCGACGACGCGGGCGGGGTGGCATCGTTATGCTTCGGGATTTTTTCGGTGGTGCGTCGATATGGAACTCCTCGACCGGAATCCATTTCGGCGCGTCGTGGCGCCGGAGGCGGAGTCGAAGAGGTCACTGATTTCTGCAAAGGAACTGCGAACGATCTTGAACTCGGAAATGTCGGATGCTTTGCGCGCTTGGTTTTTGCTGGGTGCGTTTGCTGGCCTTCGGTCGATCGAGGTCCATCGCATGAAGTGGGAGGATGTCGATCCCAAGACAGGACAGATCGAGGTGCGGCGGGAGGTTTCGAAACAATCAAGCGGCCTGCCGGAGCGGATCGTGGATTTCACGGAGCCTCTG